CACTGTCATATCGACCCATTAACATATTAGATCCGACGGACCCAAGAAAGAGCTTAAATCCACAAATGATTTCAATGTTGTATGATCGGGGGGAAGGGCCAGAAATGTTCAGGAGAATTTTCTTTAGTAAACGTTTCCCACCAACTCAAGCACAGATAGATAGTGATATTGCTAGTGATCTGGAACCGCGGAAGTATAACCAAGAGGCGGTTGAGAAACAATTCTATCTTTCTGATCAAGGGGCATTCAGAGTGTTTGCTTTTAATGCAACCTCGGATTCGGGATTTCCCTTTAATCAGAAAAACAAAGAAGTTGGCACTATGGAATATGCACTATCAACTCTGTTCATGAAGCAACTGGGGCACTTAACTAACGAGAATTTACCGGCGTTTTTACACACGTGGGATTTTCGCAGGTTAGCGAAAATGGTCCCGAAGCCTGAAGTATACAACATTGCCGAAAAGAAGGATATAAATCGCAACATATTCGGTACGGCGACGTGGTACTACATACCAGCTCAGATAGGTATGAATGCATCACAGCGCGATTTACACGCCTTCCCACAATCATTCACTTTATACAAATGGTCACCTGCTCATGGAGGCCTACAGTCCTTGGTGGATTCTATAGTCAACATAACGAAATATAGAGCGTCATTATACACCAGCGACAACAAGTTACCAGCGATATCCCCTGGCTCGCATAACCGTTACCTATGCTTGAACTATGCTGATAACTTATACATTATCGACCTTAAACTCGGTGACATCTTGGCTGCAAGAGAGCGAGTAAAGCAAAAGGCCAAAGAAGAGAAATGGGATGAAAGCAAGATTGACGAAGAATATAAGAAGGTTAGAGTGTCGAACATTGATTTTGATTGGTACTCACTGGATATGTCAAGTCATGAGGCGTCTCACAAGCCTCGTGACATAATGTATTCATCAATGCGGACTGGACAAGCCGCCTTTGCCATACAACCATTGGGCCAAGGAGAAATAGACCAGATTCTGAAACAACCTTCCACGTATTCACACTTGGATAGCAAGTCACCAGATGTATCACGGTTCGGGAAACCGTTTGAGAAAACTGAGAATAAAATTCCACAGACTTGCGGCACAGATTATGAGGCTTACTTTAAATTCGATCTGTGGCAAACAATAATGAATACTGCTGCTGTTATTGGACACGCACAAATCTTGCCTCCCGGTATGCCTTCCGGAATCGCATTCACATTCAAAGCCAACACAGAACTTTCTGCGTTGGTGTCATACCAGATCATGAAATTAGTTCCGCCAGATGAGGTCCCCGTGACAGTCGATGGGGCACTGAACCCCATCATAGAAAAGATTTTTAATATTGCTGGTATGAAGGCTAAGCTCGAGAAAACAACAAAAGATGTCATGAAACCCTTGCGAGAGCACACCAAACAGGGACCAGGCAAGGTGGTCGAGATGGATTTGTTAGGATTCGACGCTGTGCCGCTCACCATAGGTAAGCGAACTGAGTACATAGCGGTGCTAAATTACCAAAGACTGATGGGAGCACTGGTGTACTCTAAAGTCGAATTAAAATCAAAGGATGACGAAACAAATCTATTAATTCGTAGAATCTGCTCATGGGCCAAGTATAAGACTCTTTACCTCATTGGAGGTTGGGCCCACCCTCACATCGCAGAGTTGCTTAAAACACTGATTCTTGAAATAGAACTGGAGCTAAAAGAACTAACTGAGCAGCAAACATCGATGATGGATGACATATTCACCCGCATGCTAGAATCAATGCAATTTTCAGCGGAACAGATTGAGTCCATACAAGTTGATCTGAGGATTGCTGCAACGAAAGATACATTTCCTTATTTTTATCAAGTGGTCAAAATCATGGGATCCGAGGAATTGTACGAGGAGTTATTAGAGTCACTACAGGATCCAAACTCTATCTGGCGTAGCGCCTTCCCCAAAGAAGCTTTTGAGGACGAACCAGAGAAAGAGGAGAAGACCATTCCACAAACCACAGAGTTGAATCCTTTTGAGGATATACAAGGTAACCCTGAAGAAGAGATCGCTACTCCCGCTGCCCCAACCCGTGCGCGGTGGTCGGTAAAGCCTAGATACTTACCACCACGCATGATGAAGTCGGGTGCAACGCGAGTGGAGCAGGTCGCTACTAAAGGTTACTTTGGCGAGCCTGAATTGGGGGTGCAAGAGCTGACTGATGCTGAGAGGACAGCTCTTAATAAAGAAGTACGAAACCTAATAATCGCAACTAGCAAGCTTGCAGTCGAGTCACGACCGAAATTAGGGTTATCTCGTAGGTACTTCTTTATTCCTGAGAAACAACCTGTGCCAGG